GAGGCGAGGCTTTTAAAATCTAACAGACAGGTATATTATTGATGAAGATATATATAACAAAATTTACTTGGGATGGCGAAGATCATGCAGGGCCCAATATTCATGCGGAGAATATTAAGAACGCTGAATTGATTGCAGAGTCACAAGGACTTGAGGTTTTAGGTGAATTACAAGACATAATCCAGGCTTTTGAAACAAAGCATGAGCCAAAGGTATTACATTAATATGGCAATTGAAAAAGTATTAGACGCAGAAAACTCACCAGATATTAAAAATCAATCTTCCACGGTTGAGATTTTTCCAGAGGAAACTAGGCAAGAAAAAATAGCCAATGCCGCTCAGATATTAGTAAGCGAAGAACAAGTTTTACTTGATGAAGATATGATGGATATGCAGGCTCCACAAATGGATTTTAATGCAAACCTTGTAGAATTTATAGATCAATCTACTTTACAAAAAATATCCTCAGATCTCATAAGCTCTATAAAATCTGATAAACAGTCAAGATCAGAGTGGGAAAAAACATATACGGATGGTCTTAAATATTTAGGCATGAAGTTTGATGAGTCCAGGTCACAACCCTTCGAGGGATCATCTGGAGTAATTCATCCAATACTTGCCGAGGCAGTTACACAATTCCAGGCTCAAGCATATAAAGAAATGTTGCCCCCAAAAGGCCCTGTTAAAACCGAAATAATTGGTGCAAGAACAATAGAAACCGAAGATCAAGCAGAGAGAGTTCAAGAGTTTATGAATTACTACATTATGAACGTAATGAGTGATTATGACCCAGAACTCGACATGTTGTTATTTTATTTGCCATTAGCTGGCTCTGCATTTAAAAAAGTTTATTATGACAGCGTAACTGGCAAAGCAGTATCTAAATTTATACCCCCGGAAGATCTAATTGTTCCATATGAGGCAAGCGATATTAGCTCTGCGGAGAGGATAACCCATGCAATTAGCATGTCTCTCAACGAGGTAAGAAAGCAACAACTAACTGGTTTTTATGCAAATGTAGAAATAAATGAAGAAACTTACGATGACACTGAATCAGAAATAGAAAAGGCAATAGACGACATACAAGGTATTGAGCCTAGTTACAAAGAAGATCGTAATAGGACAATATATGAAATACATACCGTATTAGACATACAGGGTTTTGAGGACATAGACGCTCAAGGCCAGCCAACCGGCTTGAAATTACCTTATATTATTACTATCGACGAGGATTCATCGACAGTTTTATCAATAAGAAGAAATTATTTAGAAACAGATCCACTTAAAAATAAAATTAATTATTTTGTGCAATACAAATTTTTACCAGGCCTTGGTTTTTATGGTCTAGGATTATCGCACATGATTGGTGGTCTTTCTAAGGCATCTACTTCTATATTAAGACAATTAATTGACAGCGGCACCTTAGCTAATTTACCTGCCGGTTTTAAAGCCAGAGGCATGCGTATAAGAGACGAGGATGAGCCATTACAACCAGGAGAATTTAGAGACATAGATACCACTGGTGGATCTCTTAGAGAAAATTTAATACCTTTGCCAATCAAAGAGCCGAGCAGTGTTTTGATGCAGTTATTAGGATTATTGGTTGACTCTGGTAAACGTTTTGCGGCTATAGCAGATATGAATGTAGGTGATATGAACCAAGCCATGCCTGTAGGGACAACCGTTGCACTATTAGAACGTGGCACTAAAGTTATGTCTGCAATACACAAAAGATTGCATTACGCACAAAAAATGGAGTTTCAGATACTTTCTAAGGTTTTTGCAGAGTATTTACCACCAGTTTATGAGTTTGCTGTTGGTTCTGGATCTCAAGAAATTAAAAGCATGGATTTTGACGGACGCGTTGATGTAATACCAGTATCAGATCCTAACATTTTTTCACAAAGTCAAAGAGTTACTTTGGCCCAGGAACTATTACAAATGGTTCAATCAGCTCCAGAGGTGCATGGACCTATGGGTATTTTTGAGGCGTATCGTAGGATGTATTCAGCTTTAGGTGTTGATAATGTTGATTCTCTATTGCAACCGCCGCCAGATATGACACCAAAACCAATAGATGCGGGCATAGAAAATTCTGGTTTGTTAATGGGGCAACCAGCGCAAGCATTTGAGCAACAGAACCATCAAGCACATTTAGAGGTTCATAAAAGTTTATTTTTAACTAGCATCGTGCAAGAAAACCCACAAATACAATCTATTATTATTAGTCATTGCATGCAACATCTACAATTTTTATCAGCACAAATTGCAGAACAACAAATACCAGAGGATACACAGATTCGTATACAAGAGATACAAATGCAAATGCAACAAGTTTCTCCGCAAGAGGCTCTTCAAATTGGTCAACAAATCCAAATGATTTTAGATCAATTTAGTGCTCCAATAATGGCCGAACTCACATCTGATTTTCTCCAGTCAATAGGTCAAGGCAGTAGTGAAGATCCTCTTGTAGAGATTCGTAAAACAGAATTAGAGTTAAAAGATAAAGAACTTGATTTAGATGCAAATAAGTTTGTAGCCAAACAAGAGCAAAGAGCGCAAGAAAAATTAATGGATGCTGATTTACAAAAAGAGCGTATCAATGTGCAAAAATCAATAGCAGATGATAAACTCGAAGTAGCTATAGACAGATTAAGACAAAATGCAGATCTTAAATTATTAGAAATAGAGAGTAAACTTAGGAGATAATATGACAACATCTTACAAACTTGATGCAGTAAAAGAGCTCAAACATGCAAAAGCAATAGCACGCGCCCAAGAAATGCAAGACGCGGCTAAAGCTAAAATGCAAGCAGAGGCTAAAAAAATTGCTAGTGACGCAAGAATAGCGGCAAAACAAAAAATTATTGATGCTGGCGGGGTCGTGCCAGATCCAAAACCTGTTATAGAAGAAATAAAGCCAGTAAAAAAAGAGGCCAAAAAAACAACAGCAAAAAAAACAACAGCAAAAAAAAGAGGTAGGCCAGCAAAATCCAAAACTAAAAAATAATGGATGAAATAGATTTACTCGACAAAGTTAAAAAATTAATCGAAAACCGTGAAAAACAAATACAAGAAACACTTATGTCCGGCGGTTTAAAAGATATTGAACATTATAAATATTTGCAAGGTGAGCTAAGTGCTTTATACTATATTGCAAACGAACTCAGTGACATATATAAAGGTTAGTAATGGCAGAGACTAAAAAAATAGCAGACGCATACATAGATCCAGATGATAAAATCTTGGATCCAGAACTCCTAGACAAATCAATTTTAGATCGCATGCCACAACCTACAGGATGGCGTATGCTAGTTTTACCCTACGCAGGTAAAGCAAAAACAAAAGGTGGTATACATTTAGCAAAAGAAACAGTAAACCGTGAGGCATTAGCCACTGTTGTTGCTTATGTGGTAAAAATGGGACCACAATGTTATAACGATAAAGCAAGGTATGGCGATAAACCATGGTGCGAAGAAAAACAATGGGTTTTAATAGGGCGTTACTCTGGCTCTAGGTTTAAATTAGAAGATGGTGCGGAGGTAAGAATTATCAATGATGATGAGGTTATAGCCACCATTCTCGATCCAGACGACATAGTGAGTTTATGATGAATGAACAAGAAAATGCTCAAGCTGTTCAGCCAGAGGCCGAAGAGTTAGAAGTAGAGGTAGTAGATCAAATAGAAACCGAAGAGGCGAAAGCTGAGTCTGTTTCTAGTGAAGATGAATTAGAAAATTACACTAAAGGTGTTTCTAAGAGAATCAACAAATTAAATGAAAGAAATAGGGCCGCAGAGGAAAAAGCGGCTAGATTAGAACAGATGTTGGCGCAAAAAGAAATGGAAACGGCCAACATAATAAAACAACAACAAGAAACTAATGCTCAGTTATTGGTAAAAGAAGAGGAGGCACTAGAGTCAAAACAACTCCAGGCTGACGAACTTTATAAAAAGGCAATACAATCAAATGATGCTGAATTAATAAGTAAAGCTGATACTTTAAAAAGTGATCTTAGCATCAAAAAAGAACAGTTAAAAATAGCTAAACAAAAAGCAGAACAACAAAATTTTCAAAACCCACAGCCTGTAGAACAACCAGCACAGAATGTGCAACAACAAACACCTCCGCCTCCAACCGAAGAGGCAAAAGCCTGGTTAGAAGAAAATCCTTGGTATGCAGATCGTTCAGATCCGACAAATGCACAGGCGGCTGATTATGCCTTTTTTACGCATATGTTGTTAGCTAATGAAGGTTATGAATTAGACTCAGACGAATATTACAATGAGTTAAATAAAAGAGTTTTTAAAGTTTATCCAGATTTACAAAAATCTGATAATGTCGAGCAATCAGAAGGTAGACCCGCTGTGCAAAGAGTCGCCTCAACCTCT